CATACTCTGTTACATTTGTATCATCATAATTAGTTCTTCTACCTGCAAATATTTTAATTTTATTTGGATTTTCAATACTAAGATAATTTATTTCTCCATTTTCATCTCTTTTCTTAATTGGAGCACCTATTCTTTCATAATACTCTTCTTTAGCTAGTGTTTCATTTCCATCTAACCTAACTAATATTTCTTGATATCTAGGGTCTTCTTCAGCAAATACACTTTCAAAGAAAAACTTTTTACTTCTATCAAAGTTTACTGCCTCTCCTCTAGCAACTTTTTTAGTTGCATCCCAGATATAATTCTCTCCACCCATCTCGACACCCTCTTTGAATATATCATAATATTCAATCATTTCCTCTATTGTTGTATTATTAGGGTCTCCTAATTTAGGAACCTGTGTAAATCTAACTAAAGATGCTATATTTGATTGGGATACTTCAGGAGAATATCCTTGCTCTAATATATCATCATACCTATGTAAATCTTGTATATATCTCCAGTTACGACCTTGTGCTCTATAGGTAGGTATAGTTCCTAATGGAGCTGTAAACAAATCTGAAGTTGGGAGTGGATTCCATTTATTCCAACCTTCTCTAATCGCATCAAGAACACCCAGTCCCCATACTCCAAGTTGTGCATTACCATATGCAGCACTCATTATAGAGAGAGTCATATCATCAGTAGTTTTCTCTGAACCGAATTTTAGATTAGCAGACTCCCATCTTTCACACCTATCTATCATCCATTGTGTCTGATATTCATCACATAACTCTCTTACAGCTTCTGAATTTGGATTTACTTTCATCATTGCAAGAGTAGCTACCATAGACTTAGTGAGTATAGGTGCTCCAGATGTATGCATTATTGCTAAATCAACTATCTCTGGATTTTGTTTAAAATATTCTTGATAATTTGTATGTCTATTTTGTTTAGATATTGAAGACTTTATTATATCTTCTTCTTCTTTTGGCCCTAACCACATTACTGACTTCTACCATTAATCAACTGTGCAATAAGAGGGTGAGGATTAACTGAATACATAGCAGATAATAATATATCAACATTATTTTCTACATCATAAGCAGGTCCTGCACCTTCTCCTACAGGTACTCCTTCTGTTATTGGTTGTCCTGGAATTTCTGTTGGGGCAAATATATTAGGAGCCATTTGTTGTCCTTGTAAAGGTAAAGGCATATTAGCACCACCACTATCTCCTAATGGAGCACCTTGTTGCTGTTCTTCAAAAGCTTTACTCTCACCATATTTTGAATTTGGTAAACGCATAACTGGTTGATTTCCGTCAGTTCTCTGGCTTAGAGCACCTGGTCCACTAACTGCATTCTTTCTAGTTGGAGTAGGTTTTCTATAGCCGCCTCTACCACGTTTCTTTGCCATTTAAATCCTCATTGATTAAAATAATAATACCTGGAACTGGTTCAATTAAACTAAATGTATAGTTATGAAATAGATTTACGCTTGGGTCAAGTGTGTCATGCATTCCATATTCATTATCTATAATATCCCAAAAATCTTTTTCTTCATCCATTAGACACCTCCAAATGCTTGTGCCATAGAAGGTGGTCCTTGTTCTGCTGCCATTTGTTGCTGTTGCTGTTGTTGTTGAATCATAGCTTCTTCTTCAGGAGACATCTGAGGTTCTTGTGGAGTATAGAACATTTTTAGAATATCAGTCATCTCTGATGGATATTCATAGATTGCTATAATAGCCATAGTTGCTTGAGGGTCTCCTTGAGCACTTCTAGAAAGAACAGATTCAAATAAAACATTCTCAGCTTTATTCTTTCTAATACGTTCTTGTACTTTAGCTATATTCTCAAGACCATCAATATTATCCTGTAAGGTTTCTATATCTATCACACCAGCTTGTAGTAACTGTAATCCTGTAACTATCTTCTGTGGTTCATCAAAACCAGCCATTACTCCATAGATACGTCTTGTTCTATAATCTCCTCCGATATCATTCATTGGACTATAGTTTTCTGAAAAAGCAGTTCCTGCATAGAATCCTGCTATAGGTTTCTTACTTAACTCAGGGAACTGTATTCCAAGTAATACATCGAGCTCTAATCTCTTTGCATCCATATTCTGTAAACCATTTCTAATAATTTCTCTATACTCATTAATCATTAATGACATTGTGCTATTTAATTCACTAAGTCCTGCACCTGTAACAAAAGAGTTAGGAGACTGAGAGTCATCAGTTACTGGATACCCACTAACCATTCTAAGTTGTCTCTCTAATCTATCTACTTGTTGAAAGAGCTGATAAGGAATATTATTTGCTGGCTTACTTACTTGAGTACCAGGAGCAAGATAGTTAATTGCAAATCTACCTTTTCTATACTGACCTGATTCAAGTTCACCAGATATATTAGTTTCAGTAAATACTGAGTCTTCCATAGCTATAGCTGACATAATATTTATCTTTGCCATCATAGCCATTAAACCAATCACATGGTCATACTGTCCTTTAAGTTCATCAAAGGAAACTCTCTTCATAAATACAAATGGAGGACTACTTAAAAAGTTAGGTATGAAATCAAGAATCATATTCTTTTCTGGAAATATTACATAAGTTCCACCTAAGTCATAGTATTCAATTATTCTTACACCCTGACCTGTATTATCTTCCCAGTTATTTTGCTTATCATTTTCATAAGTCTGCCCAAGACCACCTGAACCAAAAGCAGCTTCTTGTTGATTATCATCTTCATCTACCTTTAAAATCTCTGCAGCAAACTCTGGATATATTTGAGCTAATTTATATCTAGGTACTCTTCTAAGTACTGCTAGTTCTCTTGGTTCTTGGTCTGGTCCAAAGTTTCCAGGGAATGTATCATAAGGGTCTCTTAGTTCTGCTGTTGGATATACATAACCATTTTTGTCAGTCTTTGTTGTTATAATCCAAGCAGCATATCCATAACCAGGAATCCATCTAGCAACCTGTGCTAATTGTAAATTAAGATTTTGTTTCTCATCATAGCTAGTAACAATACGTTCTAACCTCTCTGCTCTTACTTTTGCTCTATCGGAAGTATTGTGATTTAATATATCTACTTTTACTTGAGGTACTCCTGATATCTTTTGAGCTAATCTATCTATACCAGACTGAAGCATATTGGGTGCTGGTAAAAGGTCTGCATCTGAGGTCTCCATCTTATTTCCAAGTAAAGCCTTCATACCATCAGCACCACCATTAAGTATTGCTTTTATTCTAGCTTTCTGTATCTGTCTACTTTTAGTAGGTTTACCTGATACAAGTTGAGTTGCATTATCAACTATCTCTTTATAATTCTTTATATCTAATTTTTCTATTCCCATGGTACCTCATTTGTCATATCGTAATTATAGTCCTTATAGCTAGCCTCGTAATCAAGTCCCATTTCAGCAAGTTGTTCTTTATTCATTCTTCTGAAAACTTTCATTGGAAACCATCCTGCCATAACTATATCAGTTTTTTGCTTATTTCGCTGAGAAACAGGCTTTCCATCAAAATATAATAACTGTGTTCTATAAGCATTAACTTTAGCAAGACTTTGGGAATCTCCTGTCGGTAAATGAATTTTATTATTTTCAAAAAGGTTAGCCATAGAACCTACACCATACATAGGGTCATGTTTATTTTTTCCAGTAATATGCCCTTGCATAGTTATTCCACCTCTCATAACAAATTCTTTTATTTTATCGTCTTGTCGTATAGCAGTTTGAAATCCATTTTCTTCAATAACCCAATGTTGTAAATCATATTTATGATACCAGTCAGACATAATCTGTAGTGCATGCTTCACTCCCCCACCCTGCCTATTCTCTAAGTCTATAAGGAATAACTCACCTCTATAGGAATTTATTCCCCATAGAACTGCAGCTTGATATCCAGAACTAGCGGGGTCAAGTCCTGCAACTAAATGTAAACTACCTGGTATCTGTCCCAGAACTAAGTCTGGTCTCATACATGAGTCAACCATTGCTATAGTAAAGATTTGTGTACCTTCTACAAAGGCTTGATTATAATAAACCATCTCGTATATCTGTCTACCACCTGTTGTCTCTGCTGCCTGTTGTCTAGACATTAACCATTTCATAGTTCTCTTAGAAGGCCAGAGTAAACAATCTTTATGTTCCTCAACTAAGTGGTCGGGGATAGTACATTCTATTTTATGTGCAGTCTCAACAATAGATTCAAAACTATCGCTTGCTAGTAAGTGATGATATAAATCATCAGAGTGTTGTCTTGAACCTATAACTACTACTGCTGTATGTTCCTCTTTACGGCTTGATAGAGTAGTTGTCCACCACTGCCTAGTGTTTTCTCTAGCACCAGGTTGCATAGTTGTTTGATGGTCCTCAATGTCATCAGCGATAATGAGGTCACAATCTCTTGATAAGATTTTTCCACCTTTCCCAACAGCTACCATTGTAGGAGATTTAATTCCTGGAACAGTTCTTGTACCAACAGTAAACTGATTCTGTGACCAGTTCTTCCCAGACTTGTTATTAGGTTTAAAGTTTTTACCTGGAGGACAGAAATCTTTTTGTAGTCTTTCATTCTGTTCAAGATGGTCAAGTACTGAACTAACAGCATTCTTTGCTATATCTTCGTTTCCACCTACCCACATAATTCGGATGTTTGGGTTTTTCATTATCTGGTAAACAGCGAAGTGTATCAATAGTTCTGTCTTCCCATGTCTTGGGGGGGATAGTATTAATAATTCGTTTCCTTCTTTTATAGCTTTAAGTATGCTACTTATCCATTTCTTATGGAAATCAGCAGTCTCATACTTCTCCCCAGTCTCTGTTGCGAAATACTTATTGCGAAAGCTAGAAAAATTTTCTAAATTTGATACAGTATCATCGGATAACTCCCAGCCTTCGGCTGCAACTTCCGTTTGAATATCAACCTTGTATGCAGCGAGCATGCGAGAGACAGTTGCTGAACTGGTGTCCAACACTGCTGCTACCCCCGCAACGTTTATATCTCCGTTAGCTAGGGAATCTGCGTATAAAGCTCTGAACTCATCATAATGTCTGCCCCTACGTACACTTGCATAGTCGCCTTTATCTGCTTTGTAATCACGATTGATAGGCTTTTCTTCAACCTTCTGATTATATCTTTTAGTTTTAGCCCAGGTTCTTTTATTACATTGAGTAGAACAAAACCTTCTTTGTCGTCCTGATAATCTTTTTTTACAGTTTTCAGCTGCACATATAACATTTGGCATTAAAGTCTAATCCTCTGTAGATTGTTGCGTAGATATTATTATAGTGCTAGTCTACTCTATATTACAAACATTAGAGGTCATTAAACAGTAACAGGTAAAGGGGCCATCGGGGGGCCAAAAGCTTAGAATCGATAGTACGATAATGCAGTAACACAAACTAAGTACCCAAGGACTGTCTAAAATTTCTAATCAACCTTCTATATATACATAGCCCGCTATACCCAAAGAGACAATCCCTACTTACCTTATACAGATTACCAGCGTATTTTTTAACACATACGTATATAAACTGAACAACCCAAATTGATATAGGTAAGTCAAAGAACCAGCAGAGCTGGAGCCAAACAAGTTGGCTACTTACCTAATCAAAGCCAAGCAAAGCTTGTCTAATCTGGAATGATAATGAATGTCTTAGAAATACTGTAGTATAAAATTAAATGTACCTACCCTGGTTTAATATCATTCCATATGTTTGGATACATGACAATACATAAACTGGATACCATTAGTATCATTACAATCTCATACATGTAGTTTCTATCTTATTAAACATTTCAACTCCTTTGATTGATTACACATTCGCTTTTTTCCCAACCGATAGGGGTTGGGGCGAATGTTCGCTCCGCTTCTCAAGTATAATCAATCCAAATAAAGGAGATAAAATGGATAATAAGATTAAGAAAGTAGAAACTACAGGTAAGACATATGCATGTAAAGATTGTAATTCTACCAAAAAGAATGGTAGCCAGATAAAATATCAGGATAGTAAATTCCTTGGAGAAGGTTTCTTTGATAAAGAAGGTAACCCTAAACAATGGAATAATGATAGCTTAACTTGGATACAAAACTTATGTAAACCTTGTGGAGAAATTAGACTTAATGCATAATTAGGTTATCCATCAAGAATTGGGAATGTAGTATATCTATGTTCCCAGTTCTTGTTAATTAAAACATTAATATAATAAATAACAAACGACAAACGATAATCTTTTTTTGCTTTTTCCCCTCACGGAAGTGTTCAGGGCAAAAAAAAGGAGAAATGTATGAAAGTACGCGAATTTAAGGAAATAATAAGTTGGTTTAATTCTTGGTATTTGAGCATAAGTGATGAAGTTGATGTAAAGCTTTATGGAGTTACTTATAACCATTTTATATCAGACATAATTGATAGTAAGGATACTTCTTGGGAATAAAACCAGAAGAGTAATATAAATGATAAGAAGGGAGTTAAATGAAACAAAAACCATTTAATGATTATTATTTTATATTTGTAGAAGGTAAATATAAAAAACATTATATTAAATCATTTACAAATAAAAATAATCTAATCAAAACATATAAACACATGTATAAAAACCAAAAGGTTGATGTACTTGGATAAGAGACGCGTGCCTTTCCTTTTTTCCCAGACGCTAGGTCTGGGGGAAAGGCATATTTTTTACTCAGATAATAAATTTAAAAAATGTCTAACGACAGAAAGGAGCATCATTGCTAAAACAATACACAGGTACACTTCAAAGCGTAAATGAAGTGATATTAACAGGTGCATTAACAACAGTAACTGTAGACGGAAGTCCCAGAACTGGTGTATCTAGTAAAACAGGGAATAAATATATGAACGGTATAAAATTTATTCTCGACGGCAGACAAAATAAGCAAGCAAGTGAAACTTGTGTTGCATATGGTGATAAATTAGTTGACGAAATTGAAGAATTTCTTAAAGCTAATCATAATCCAGAGCAACCTAGACCATTTGGTAGACTTATGATTAGAGCCAAATTGCAATCCAATAACTATGATAAAGATGGAAAACTAATTTATAAAAATGAATTAAACATTCTTGACATATGGAAAGCACCAATCAAAGTTGACAATAGCTTTGAGTATTCTTCAGAAGAGGAATAGTTCACAATAGATAATAGATAAAGGTAGTAAGTTTCGTATAGGAAGAGACCCGATTTAAGACGGTTTCGGCTTACTACCTTTTCTATTTTCTCAACATATGGTATCAGCAGAGCTGATAACAACCATTTTAAGCGTTTCGAAAATAATAAAAAATAAGGAGATAAGATAAACATGGAATTTGAAACTAATACCAGTTCAGCTGGTGCAATATTAGATTATATGCCAAAACTAATGAAAGATAATATGATTAGTGAACTAATTATATTTCCAGAACACGAACATACTAAACATCATGGTGGTATAGAGTTTCGTTTACAAGCAAGTGGTAAAGACACTATTTGGAAAATTATACATAACTTTAGTGATTACTTTGATATAACTTTTACAGATGAAACTGGAACACTTATAAATGATAAAGATATAGACGCAGAGACTTTAATAGGTGCGTTTGAAGAAATAATAATAGACGATTTTAAAAGAGACTTTGCTAACCAGCTTTTATTTGAGGAAGAATAATGAAATATTGTGACTGTGACTGCTGCACAAGTAAAGGTACTTGTTGTTCAAAAGAATTATTGGACAATGATAAAGATTTCTTTAATGAAAGTCAATTATGAGCCTAGAAAGAGAGGGAATAATAATCGTAGGTAGCTTGTAGCACATAATATGGTGTGTGTTACAAGCTATTTATGTAAATAGTAAATTTTATAGTTATGTAAAAGCTATATAATAGGTAACATAATAAGCATAGGAAAGGACTTATGGAAAATACAACATACGAAGTACCCGTAGAAGTAGGAACTGTTTTAAAAGAGTTACCTGCAAAAGGACAATATGGTAGCTATAGTCATAAAACACATTTCAGGCGTAAAGGTTGGGATAGATTATGTCTGGACGCACCAAATATGTGGGTTTGTTTAGACACAGACGCAATGAGAGAACATACGGCGTTTTATGTAATGTCAAAGAAATATACTGAGCGATATGGTGGCTTAGGATTTTCGTTTGCTGTTCGTAATATAGACGGAATGAAAACATTGTGGGCTAAATATACCCTTACAAATGACAAGACCATATAAATAAAACAGAAATAGCTATCTATGTAAGTTATAAAGGTTGGAAGTCTAGTGCAGAAATGTTAGCTAGATAGAAAAAACTACTATAAACAGATTAGTTCCAGTGTAGTTCACTTACAGTAGGTAGCTTGTAGCACATAATATGGTGTTCATTAACGCTAGTCGGAAATCGGGAAGCCGAGCCATAATGCACTTGAAATAGGTATACATTTCTCAAGTGTGTGTGTTACAAGCTATTTATAAAAAATAAACAATTAAGGAGAGAAACTATGAAAATAGATATTGACGTAATAGATAAATTAGAAATGCTTAACAAAGAAGACTTATCAACTGTTATTCTTTGGATATTAAGAGACCTAGAAAACTGGGCAGAAGCAGAAGGCGTACGAGACGGTATTCCAGGTTTTGCTTCAATGTTAAACGAAGCTATTGAATATCAACTTAGTAAAGCTGTAGATAAGCACAATAGAACTGAAGAAAAATAATGGAAGAAATTAAATCAATTGAAATCATTGGTTTTATGCAGTGTAAAAAGTGTGTAAAAGAATTACCTGAGGGCTTATCACCAAGAGAATATATAAATATAGAAATAGGAGTAAATTTAGATAATCAAATGTTATTAAATTGTGTACGACATGAAAAATATGTAGGTGCTTTTACATTAAAAGATAATTTAACTATGGAAGTTATAGATAATGGTTGTGATTGTTGTGGATAATGGAATTTCTTATACATCTGACGGTTTTATTGTACATAATTCTTGGTTAACAGAAAAAGGAGAAGAAGAAGAATGATAATTAGTAATAAAGTTGAAAAAGTAGATATAACTAAAATAGAAATATCAGTACTTAAAGCTAAACGAATTAAAGTAGATAACATAAACGTACTATTTGAAACACCTAACCAGTGGTTTAGAATTTACGAAGCAGTTGATATAAATGAGAAGATAGATGTAGGTCAAACTGCTAATACCATACGACAAAGTTGGTCATACCATACACGCAAACTATTTCCAAATATATATAAGTCATTTACATATAGGACTAAACAAGATACACATAAAAGAACAATTGTATGTTATGGAATGTATAAACTTAAAGGAGAGGAAGAAGAATAATGTTTTATAAAGAAGTTATTATTAAATGTGACTGTAAAAAAAGAAAAGATTTAATATGGGACAAAATTAGTAATTTCTATTTTTGTGATGAATGTAACAAAATATTTAGTGAAGATGATATAAATAATCCTTTATAAAAATTATAATAAGGCTATCTACAAGTAAGAACTAGTTTCGGCCCTGTTTCTAATTGCCGAACGTAGGTAGCACGCAGCATATAGGTTCTCATATATTGATTAAAAGAATATGAGTGGGTTTATGTAATTGCCCTTATAAAGCTTATATGTTGCGTGCTATCTATAAGGTCTGGTATTTGCTTATACCATCATTACCTTATAGGTAGCATGGAGGTGTCCAGGTATGCATAAAGTTGATTTGTTTTAACTTTATATACGGGAGTTCGATTCTCCCCACCTCCACTAAAAGGGGACACAAAATTTTCTTATAGAAAGGAGAAAAAGTAAAAATGAATAAAAAAAAAGATGAGATGCATGAATTAATTGGAGTTGAACCAAGAATATTAAGAAAATATTATGTTATGTTGGTATGGTTTAAGGACGATGTGTTAGAAAATCTATTTAATATGAAAGTGGTACCTATAGATATTCCAGATGATGTAGAATTACTTTCTACAAAATATGAAGTAATGGCTATGACTATAAATGAAGCTATAAATCAAGCTGGAATAATAGATAAAGCTAGAAAAATGGAAATGTTAACTGCATATCATGAAGTAATCTATATGGCTAGTGAAGAAGGCAAATGTAATTACGATTATGAAACAATTGAAAGTTTTAGAGAATATATGATTCAAGAAAGCAGTTTTACTGATTTCTTTTTAAATGACCCTACTTCAATATCTGCATACTTAGTAGATAATGAAAAACTTGTTACAAATAAAACAATAAATAATGCTATTAAAGTTACAGAAAATATAGGAGATAGTATGGAAGAATGGTTAAAAAATAATGACAATAAAAAAGACAAAAATAGTTAGAGCTATACCGCCATTAGCTGGTGTTAATAGAAGTGGTAAACCACCAACGATATTAACTGATAGTAAAGTAAAAACTTTATTATCTACACCAATTGAATGGTACATAATAGCTACAACAAGTAATTGGATATCAGGTGTCAAGTCCAATATAGAAAAAATGACACAAACAAATATTCGACATCTAGCTGACAAAGGTAGATTCGAAATTAAACAAAGAAAGAATGACGATGGAGACATAGATATCTATTGTCGATATATACCCAACGAGAGGAGAAACTAATGGATTGTTGGAAATTAGTATCTGCAGCTATTGGAAATGCAGACAGGATATTGTTATATGGTCCTCCAGGTACTGGAAAAACATATGCAGCAGCTACAAAAAATATAGGATATAAGATGGACGGAGACGCTAATGTTTATCAAGTAACCATGACTGAAGATACAGCTTCAGCTAACTTGGAAGGTTTCTATAAACCATGTTCAGATGGTGGTTTCGAATGGCATGATGGTATTGCTATTCAAGCATGGCGTAACGGAGCTAGGTTAGTTATTAATGAAATTGACCACGCATCTCCAGACGCAATGACATTCTTACATGCTATATTAGATGACAAAGATATTGCACAATTAACATTGAACAATGATAATAAAGAAACTGTAAGACCTGCAGAAGGATTTACAGTAATAGCAACTACAAACTCTTTACCAGAGAGTTTACCTATGGCACTTAAAGATAGGTTCCCTGTAAGGATTAATATAAATACTATACACCCAAAAGCATTAGAAATATTTCCTGAAAGCTGGAAAAAGATAGTTGAAGATACAAGTTTATCTGAAGATATAGAAACTAGATTATCTATTAGAGCTTGGAGAGAATTCTTTAGCTTAATGGAAAAAGGTGTAGATAAAAGAGACGCTGGCTTCTTAATCTTTGGAGAAAGGTCTGACGAATTATTAGATGCAATTATGTTATCTGATGATATAGAAGAATCAGATTTAGATGATATTAATCAAGTTGAAAAATCAGAAGATGAAGATGAATAAACGATATCCATTTCCAGAAATAGTATCAGGAGAAGGTGGTTGGAAAATATTTGAAGATACTGAACGACCACGAACATCTAATATATCAAAAGAAATGTATGTTCCTGTTGGGGATAAATGTATAGAATGTGGTTCTTATCACGATAAACAAATAAGAAGACACGAACTTGCACATGTTAAATGGAGCCCTAAAACACTAGGTAAACTTGGACCAGATGAATCAGAAATAACTGTTGAAGTTATAGAAGAAATAAGAGTTAACTATTTACTTGCACAAAAAGAAATGGGTATTGAAGATTGGGTATTGTGTCCAGAAAAGATAAAACTAGCAATTTTAACTTTAATTCATACAGCTAGTGAATTTGAAATAATATGTTATTTATTAGCTTCTATGTGGAGAGATAATATGGATATCCGTGGTGACCAGAACGATATTAAACCTAATAGTAGAGAATATCTATTATTTCTTGATATATATAATGATATAAGACCCATATTAACAGAAGTACGAAAGACAGGAATTAATTGGGCTATAGAAAAAGCTAACTATTTTTATCTGAAATTACTAAGAAAAGGAAAATATAGACATTTCCATTATGGGAGTAAAACTTATCAACCTCCATATAGAAAAACAAGAGTTGTAGCTAAAGAGTTAAATCTATATAGAGATAACTTTAATGATAAACCTAAACCTGAAGAAGTACTTGAATCAGAAAGGCAAAAGAAATTAGCTCAACAAAATAAAGCTAACCAATTTGCTAATATGAAATCTGATTCTATTGGTAAAGAAAATATTACTGATTCAACGAATACTTTAGAAGCTGCACAATTAAAAACTAAACAAGACCTTTATGAAATGACTGAAGGAAAATTAATGGGTAAAATAAACTATTCTACTGAAGAAGGTTACAAAGGCCAATGGGGAAATATGGATATTATACAAGCACCATTAGAAATTAATCTACAAGGACAAATTAAACAAGGTCGTAAATATAGACCACAAGATTATGGTACTAATCCTAAATATATGAATAGGTGGTGTATTGATAAGAAAGTCTTTAAACAACAACAAAGAGTTTATGGTGGAACAATACTTATAGATGTATCAGGTAGTATGAGCCTTTGTGGTAATGATATTCTTGAAATTATGCAAGAATTACCAGCTGTAACTATAGCTATGTATAACTATAAAGGGTGGCGTGTTAGGTATGACTCATCAAGAAAACCTACAGGAACTTTAAGAATAATAGGTAAAGATGGTAAACGGGTAACAGAAGAATATTTAGAGGAACATACTGGTGGTAGTAACTTAATAGATGGACCAGCACTAAAATGGCTAGGTAAAATGCCTTCTAAAAGGATATGGGTATCTGATATGTTTGTCTTTGGAATGGGTAATTCAAGTCAAATAAATCTTATACAAGAATGTGCACAAATTATGAAACAAAATGGAATAATTAGATTAGCTAATATAAATCAAGTTAAGAAGTTTGCATTAGACATAAATCGATTAGAATAATTAGAAGGACGAATGTCGCAATACTGGCAACAGTATGGGTGGTTCTCCTTTCCCATCTTAAGCGACATTGGTCCATCTAATCTATATTCTTTCTAAAACACTTATAGTTTTGTATATTCTGCTATTATCTTTTATATGGATATAGATAATATGTTAAAAGAAGCAGAGTATGGTAAGAGAGGTAACTATGTGGAGAATAAGATAACTTCAGAAGCACAACCTTTCTGGATTGCATTAAGAGATAGGGTTGAAAAAGACCAAGTGAGTATGAAACCATTTGTTGTATGCAGATTGTTAGAAGAAAACTTTGATATAAAGATATCAGAAAGTGCAATGAGACGTTACTTAAAGGAGTTAAGTAATGAAGAAAAAATCTAAAGCCGACAGAATGGTAGATGATATGTTAGCAGAGGCAGAGAGTAAACAAATACAAGAACTTAAATCTGACAATATAAAGTTACTTAAGCAACTTGACAAAGCAAAAAATCGTAAAGGAGATATGATTGAAGCTGTTTATGAAGCTGTATCTGTAAACTTAAATCTTTGGGATAAGCCTAAAATTCCTAAACCAAACAAGATTAAGAGAACAAAGAACGAAGAAATAGCTATTGCTGTTTTATCTGATGTACAATTAGCAAAGGTAACACCAGATTATAATACAGAAGTAGCTGAAAAACGTGTAATAGCATACGCTCATAAGATAGTAGAGCTAACCAATATACAAAGACAAGCTCATCCTATCTCTAAAGTGGCTGTATTCGGGGCTGGGGACATAATAGAAGGGGAACTTATATTCCCTGGTCAATCGTACCTAATAGATAGCTCTTTATACAAGCAAGTGACATTAGATGGACCAAGAATCATGACAAAATTCTTTGACATACTACTTGCTAACTTTAATGAAGTAGATGTTCATTGGGTAATTGGTAATCACGGACACTTAGGTGGTCGTAATAGAAAAGATTACCATCCTGACTCTAACGCTGACAGAATGCTAGGAAGTATTATGTCATTGATATACAAAGAGGAAAAGAGAATAAAATGGACAATACCAGACAGTACAGGCGATAACCACTGGTTTGATATAGCTAATTTAGGTAAGAAATGTAGATTTCTTATATGGCACGGAGATAATGTAAGGGGATTTCAAGGATTTCCTTGGTATGGATTCGGTAAAAAGCTACAGGGTTGGAAAACATTAGCAGCTAATAAGTTAATGCCAGACTTTGACTACGCAATTTGTGGTCATTTTCACACACCAACTACTATGTATATCAATGATATAAGGCTTTGGGCTAATGGAAGTACTGAAAGTTACAATACATATGCATTAGAACAGCTAGCAAGTATGGGTAGACCATGCCAATGGCTGCTATTTTGTAAGCCAGGTACTGGCGTAACAGCAGAATATTTGGTAAAATTAGATGATGTATAGCACAATTGGATAGGATATGTCAAATTACTATGATAAGACTCTTGTTGCAATAGAATACTATGGGAATGATGTTTATTTCGTGTATGAATATAAAGGTGATACTTTTAAAAAAGTAGTAGCTAGAGGAACATATCGCATAGATTCGTTGTTAAGAAGCTGACGAATAGATTTGTCCCTTTGGGATTAGATAATCTATCCTACTAATAAATTAGAATAGAAAAGGAGAAGAGATGACTGAAAAGTTAACAAAACTACTAGCTCCATTTCCAAAAGAGTTAGTTCGAAAAGCTCCAACTGGAAAATTTGGAGATTATGTACCACATTCAAATTACGTAGAAAGATTACGTGATAGTGGAGTTACATATAGTTGGGAATGTGAACCTATTATGGGAACACATAAAGGCGAATCAAGAATAGTTGGTGCTAAAGGTACTATCACAATAGAAGGTATGGGAACATATCAAGGATTTGGAGATATAGATACTTTTAAATTAAACAGTGAAAAGTTTAACGATGGTACTAATTTAAAAGATGCAGAATCAGACGCATTCAAGAGAGCATGCATGAGATTCGGATTAGGTGTAGAACTCTGGTCTGGTAGTAAACAATCAGAAGAAGAGGCTACAGTTGCTGCAGCTTTAGATGGTAACGGTAAGACAATCAATGATTATTCAAACGATGAAGCACCATTTTAATGAATAATAAAGAAACATTGACTGGTCTTGTTCTTAAGATGGTGGAAGGCCTATCTAAAGAACATATAGATAAAGTTATTGGAACAGCTAATAAATATGCAACATTTATGCATTACCCAAAAAATAAAGAAAGTTGGACTGATAAACAAATAGATTCTTTCTTAAATTGTGTAGAAAGAACTATGGAAGTAGGAGTAGAACATGAACAACAAGACTTATTTAGTAAGGTATCTGCTATAATGGGAGAAGTAAATGATATTACTCCTGGTATAAAAGAAACTAGTAATATTGTAGATAAGGTGGTTAAAAAAGTGGAAGAACAGAATAAATATCGTGAAGATTTAACATGTCCTTGGTGTAAGTCAAAGGTATATGATAATCGGAATAATAAATTATCCGAAAAAAGTCCTGACTTTGTATGTTCAACTAATGACCCTACTATTTGTGGCGGGCATACTGGAAAGTGGCGTAAATCATGGTGGCTTAATTCTTCTGATATACCAGAAGAGTGGGGCATTTGATAAAACCACAATGTACACGATGTAAAGGTCCATTATCAAAATGGATATCAACAGATAAAAAGAAAGGTATCGCATGTTTAAACATAGGATGTCCAAAATATGCAGTACTAATTAAAAAGAATTAAAAAGAAAGAGAGAAAAAAATGATAGTTAATACATTTAGAGGAAAACAAATCCCTAGTTATATTAAAACTAAATCACAACTAATTGAATACGTATTAGTTACTGAAAGAGAAGAAGAGCCTATTAGTAATGGAGAGTTTGTATTTGATTTATTATGTACAAGATTTGGTGGAGTACTTCACGGCTTAAGAGCAAAAGGTTGGGATATTTGTACACTACCAGCAAAACAAAGAGGTCACTTTTTATATTATCTAATTAATAAACCTGATGATAATAAAATGACTAAAAGACTTGGCAATAATAGACATAATAAAAGACTTAAGTTAGTAAAAAACTAATGTTTGGGATATTAGTTAGTTGTGTACTTTATCTGCCGCCACAAATAAACCACATAGCTAACTATATCCAATGTCTAGATACACAATATAAAGTAGAACAAGTAAAAGAATGGGAACCACTAGTTAATAAATATTTTAAAGAGGAAGATACAATTAAAGCCTTGAAAATAATTTATTGCGAAAGCCGAGGTAAGTCATGGGCTGTTGGTAAGAATAGAAACGGTACACATGATGTCGGTCTTTGGCAATTTAATGATGATACATGGTCATGGTTAATTCCGAAATTAAAGATTAAAACTAGTAGATTTAATCCTGATGAATCAACAGCAGTAGCTGCGTGGTTAGTATATAATGATGGTTGGTACCATTGGAATAGCAGTAAACACTGCTGGAAGGAAAGTTATGGTCAATAAAAAAAATAAAAAAAATAAAAGGAAAAATATGACAGAAATATATGAAATACAAGGTTGGGCTAGTAATGAATTCAGAAATATTAATGCCAGTGATTTTGAAGAAAATATTAGAGAAGCAATTATTAAAGTAAGTTATGACCCACACGAAGG